CTTCCGTGGCCGACGAGATGTCGACCACAACCACCCTCAAAACCCTCTGGGTCCGCTTGACTGGAGGCCGCGCGATGCGTGCCCCCTCTCCTGCCCCCAGCTCCACTCCTTCCCCCCCCCAAGCCTCTTCCCCCTCTGCCTCCCCACACGCCGGCCACGCGGCCCCGGACCCCAACGCCGGATGTCACCTCAACGACTGTAATTGTTCGGACCTCGCCAACTCCTCTTGTGCCCTAAAGGCCGACTTCGACAGTGAGTTTCTCACTTACGAGGCCGTGGACGGTTCTGATCTTCTTGACAGTTCCCTCATTAGCTCTAAGGTGGTCCCCAAGGCGCGTGTTCGTGACGAGTCAGAGCCCTGCCATCACGCACGCTTCCAGATTTGCCCCAGGTGCTCCAAAACCCCGTTCGTGCCCGGCGTGCACCATCGCAATTGCCGATGTCGCAGCCCGCGCTCTTCCTCCTGCCTCGAATACACCGAGCTTATCCGGGAGCTTGTAGCCGTGCGCCTTCGCACGATGTCCATCGGTGCCACTCTCCCCTTTGAACTCTTCTCCGGCTCCCCACAGCAGCATGCCCTCCTCAACCGCCACATTGCTGACTATTACAGGGGTCGCAATCACTCCCGTGAGACCACCCCGTACAACATCCCCAATTCACAGCGCCATCTACTCCAGCCGCTCGGCATGGAGCAGCCGGAGGTGGATGCCCCGGAGTCACCCCATGCATTGCACAAGTCCATTGAGGAATTCCAACTGCGCCGGTTAGGGCGACTCTACCTGCAGGAGCACAATTACGGCATCATCTCTGTCAAATCTTCGAAGCTCTCGCTTCTGCCCGCGGCCGGCTCTGTCCAGCACCCCGTCTTCGAGGCTAAGGACGTCACTCGCTACCCGGGCACGGCCATTGGGCACGCGCACTTCCGGGACTTTCCCGTTCACCTCTTGCATGACGTCTCCTCCGAAGTTACTCCGCATGAGCTCGTTGAGAAGCTGGTTGCCGAGAACCCTGAGGGCCACCTTATTGTGACTGGCATGAATCCTCACGAGGTCCTCGACGGGGTCGCCACCTTTGAACCCTCCAGTCACACCATTGAGTACGACCTCGGCAATTTCAACTACATCTTCACCGGCTCTGAGGACGAGTCCTATTGCACCCCTATCAGCGTGACGCGCGCCTGGCTTAGGACTTCATCCGTGTGCTCCTCATCTGGTCGCGTTTACCATGTTACCTTGATCGACAACAAGCTAGGCCATTGTGCATGGCATATCTACTGCGGCAACTCCACGGACCAATCGTCGCGCACTTTCTCCACAGGCTCATATGTCCGTATCCCAGCCTCCGTCTCCGGGACTTGGAGTGACCAGTACCTACCCGTCGGTCTCGTTACCGGGATCCTCTCATTTCGGGAGCGGACTCCTGACTACTCCACCCGCAACTTGTCGGCCAAGGTGGCCCAGTTGTCCACTGGCATGAACCCGCGCACCACTGCCCGGGAACGTTGGGTCGCCACCCACATCGCCGCCAACATGTCCATTAACAAAACCTGGGACCACTACCTTTCCACCGGGTTCTGGAACGTCTGCTACTTCCTCTCCTTCCAGTGGCAAATGCTTGCCCCGCTTCCGGACATTTACGACTTCATCGACGAACGCAAGAGGTGCCGCACTATCCACCCAACCCCTGGCGGCGGGTGGTCCCCCCGAAGCAAACCCATCTCCTATCGCACTGCCATCCCCAACTGCCCCACCCTTCTCCAGCGCTTCTCCGCCTTCACGGCATCCGCCTTCGTGTACCTCCTCCCGAAGCTGCTTGTCGGTGAGGTCACTGCCAACTTTCTTTGGAAGCTTGACTTCATTGGCTGGCTCAAGTTCTTCTGGCACGCGGCCGACGTGTCCTTTCTCCGACTCCTCCTCACTGGAGTTATTGTTGTGGTGACCGCCATCCTACCGGGCTCGGTCGTTAAGGTCTTCACCCGGCTTTCTGGCCACTTCTGGAGACAGCTCTGGCTCCCATCCTGGATCTCTTGGGCTTTCGAGGTGCTGCTAACCGAGGTCACCGGCGCCCCGGGTTACCGTTGGTTCCAGACCCTTCCTGGCCGTGGGTGGCTTTACCAACTTTACCTTTGGACCCTGGTCACCTGCTCTGTTTTCCCCGGCTTTGGCCTACAGTTTGCAGTGCCCTGGATGTTCTTCCATACGGCCCTCTGGTGGATTTTCCCTGTTTGGGCGACGCTCATCCTTTTGGAAAATTGCTCCCAGTGGCTTGTCTACTGTGCTGTCCCGAACCAACTCCCCTCCTTCGGGTGGACGCTTTCCGATTGGCTCTCCCATGGAGACGGTGAGGATTTCCTCCTGGCCCTCTCCAACTCCCTTCACCAGCAGTTTTGGCACCTCGCCATTTTTTCCCGCCGGGTGTACAATTTTTACGTTTGGGCCTCTGCGTACACTCCTAACGGTGGTTCCTGCAACCGGGTCGGGACGCTGCCCGCCCTGCCCGCCAAACCCCCGACTACCATTCGGCGCCTTAACGTGGATATTCCGATGCCTACCGTCACCGTGTTACCTCACCGCATCCCCGGCGGTAACGTCGGGGTCGCACTCGCCGTCGAGCCTGTCGGGCTCAATTTTCCGGACTGGCGAGACCAGGTCCTACAGGCTTACCGAGCCCAACCCAACGCCTACCCAACGCTCACACCGGGGCAAGCTTGCTTTTGGGAGACCCTCGAGCGGTTCGGCGGGCCTGCCCACATGTGGTATTCTTGGTACATGGCCTACACCCGGCGCACCCCGAACCCCCTCGATCCTGTCGTCGGCAATGTGGAGCTGCCGGACATCCAGGAGTTCTCTGTGGTCTCCCGTTTCGGGCTCACCTTGTCCGGTTTGGTCTCGGAGGTCATTCAGCCCGGGGGCGCTGACCGTCCCACGCTCAATCTGACGCTTAAGCGCTCCATCGTCGCCAACCAGCTTCACATCGAGTGGACGGACCCCACGGTCAATTCCACTCCCGTCGCCAACCTCGCCCGTGTGCTCGCGACCATTAACGCGAACTTCCCGGCCTGGTACGTCCACACCATGAACGCCTTCAACGGCGCCCCTGTTGACTTCTTGGCCAAGGCCACTCCCCTATTGGTAGGAATCGCGGGTGCCAACGAGATTCCTCAGAGCCGTGTTGACGTGGCCGACGCTTTCGTTGCCTCCCTCACAGTCCGTCCACTCCAACCGGCCCCCGACCACGAGGGTTTCGGTTTTGACTTCAACAGGGTTTTCGCTGCCCCCTGGTCCCCCCTGTTCACCTACTCACCCCCCGTCGCCAACATCCGCATCGCTCGAACCAGCCCCAACACCATGTGGCAACGCTTCCGCTCCTTGGCCCGCATGGCCACTGGTCACCTTCGCCTACCCGCCCACTTCGCCCACCCACTTGCCACCCCCGGCATGAAGGTCGGCGCGTCCCGGTCCCAACAGATTGACAATGTCCGGCGAAACAACCAGCGCCCTGAACCGGCCGTGTGGGTAACCCTCATGAATGAGCTCTCCACCTCCCTTGACAAGTACCGCAACCTGTCCCTCCCAGATGTCCCACTCACTCGGGAGGAGGTTCTCTACACCGCAGACCTCCCGCGGGCTTCTCGCCTAATGTCTGACCTCAAGGCCCACCCTTCTGTCTTGGAGACTCGAGGAAACCCGCTCGTCCTACAGAGTCTCGATGCTGTGCTCGACTCTTACCGACTTGAACACCAAACCGTCCAAATCCCCGTCGACTGCTACCTCGGGATCTGGGGCTCCGGGAAAACCACAGCAACTATCGCCTACCTCAAGACCCTCACTCCAGAGCAGCGCTCCATGGTCCGCATCGTCAGCCACACCGAATCCCTTCGCGCCCAGTCACGGATCAAAATCGACTTCCCAGAGATGCGCGGTTTCAATTTCCCAACGCTCGCGAGTGTCTTGGCAGAACCGTCCACCGGCACTGTAATCTTTGACGACGCCGGCAAGTTCTGGGGAGGCGCCCTAGACTTGGTCATCCTCACCAACCCGCTTGTCGAGAGGATTATCATCAATGGGGACCCGGCTCAAACTTCCACCAAATTCCCCACGCCCGGTACCCAGTCTGAGTTCGACCTTTCACCCATCCATGCCATATGTCAGCACACCACTCGCTACGCCACCCGAACTTACCGGGGGTTCCGCCTTCTTGCCGACACCATGGGAGTCCACACTACGAACCCCATACCCGGTCACATCACCCACACCGTGTCCGGCAAGGACGGCATTCCCGTGTGTACTGCCTCCCCTCGGTATGTGCAGGTCCTTTCCAGCTATGGACGCCGTGCGTACACCTACTCCACCGTCCAGGGTGAGGACTTCAAGACCGACGTTGAGGTTGACATGACTGGTCTTGAGGGGGCCATTCTCGACTCCGCCGCATACACCGCCATCACCCGTTCCAGCTCTGGGGTTTACCTTCACATGGAGGCTGCCAATCCCGCCACCGTCATAAAGAAACCTCCAACTGGCAGTGACTTGATGAATGCGTTTGTTTACGCAATGCGGAGTGCCAACTCTGCCAGTCTGCCTTCCCCTCACTGGCTCGTCAAGGCTGCCTTCTACCGTCATCTCCACAAATCCATGCCCCTCCTCCCCTGGTTCGCCTCCATCGGGGCCTCCCTCCCTGCGGAGGTGTTCCAAAATGTTGTGCCGGTCTCCAACACAACGTTCGTGACAGACCTCCACCCTAGCGACGGGACGCCTTTGGACCACACGACATCCTCCTCTGGCCCATCTGACCTGTTCGTCCCCGAGGTCCACTTCCACGCAAAAGAGCATCGGGAGCTCTCTGGCCCCCACGGCCAAACCGACCAGTTCAGGGAGACTGCCTTCGTCAACCCGCACGTTCACAAGCGGTCTGACACTGCCACTTACTTTGAGTCCGTTCGGGCTCGGCTCACTCCTGCCACGTTTGAGCAGAATCAACGCCGGATGCACTCTTGCCCACGCACTGACATGTGCAGCGAATATGACCGCTTGATTCCTAATCCTCCCAAGTGGTCCTCACTTAAACATGAGCAGTACGTTGACCTCGCTGTCGCTGAATATTGCTCGAAACGAACTGCGGAAGCCGTCATGTCGAAACTGTCTGCACACGACCCTGACCGCACCGGGTCTGACATCCGCATCACTCTCAAGAATCAGGTCATTAAGAAGGCCGAGAAACGTGACAAGGTCAAGGCCATCCCCGGCCAGCTCATTCATGAGTATGACATTCTCACCACCTTGAACGATGCGGCTTTCGCTTTATTCCTTGAGAACGAAATCATTCCTGCCTTCCCGAGTCACTTCCTGTTTTACCGTCGTATGTCCCCCACTGAGTTCATTGCCAGCTACAAGACTCGTTGGCGTTTTGACAATGGCGCCCACTCGTCCGACGTCACGCGCTGGGATGTTGGGTGCGACTCGGGCATGCTTAACTTCGACATCCATGTGATGCATCGTTCAGCATTCCCACGCCCCTACATTGAAGAGTACCTAACCCGGCGCCTGACATCGCGCTCCCAGCACGGGATGATGGCGTCGATGCAGAACTCAGGCGATCGTTATACCTGGCCCCTAAATTCTTTACGCCGCTGCGTTGTTACTTCCATCGTGTGCCAGGTGACTCCTGAGGACACCGTTGTTATCAACGGTGACGACGCCGCCATGGACCGAGTTTGTGTCTCCCTCCCTTTCCCTGATTCCCCTTGGGAATTCAAGAATGACAATGGTCACCGCGTTGAGTTCTCCGGCTTTGAGCTTGGGGGCCCCGAACCCACCTACTCTGCTTCTGGACTGCAATACCGTACCATGATCCTCATGAGCCGCGACCCTTCTGCCCAGGACAAGTGGGTCAATTACCTCGACCTCCTGCAGCATGCCCCCCCCGACGACCCTGCGGCCATTGATGTCGCCCGGTGCGCTCACCAGCACATGCGGCCCGAACTCTTCTCTGAGTTCCTCCCTGCCGCCTACCGCCCCCTATTCCCTCATGTCGGTTTTCCCCTCTGAGTTTTGGTTCCTTACTTCTTTCCTTCCCTTCCCTTCTTTCCTCCCCTTTCCTTCACTCCGCTTAACCCAACTATTACCTATTTACTCAGCTTTATTTTCCGACCATCCGAAGATGTAAAACTACGCCTCTCGCGTTTTGAGCTCCGTTGCTGCCGGCACAATTGCAGTACCTTCCCCCAGAGACAGATCCGCCCGCGAGGGCGTCTGTGCGTGTGTCCCCCCTCATCCCCTGGGAAGATGAGCAAGCACGTGCGTGTCGCGCCGCAAGATGTCTCCTTGCTCCCCCCGTGGCGCGGCTGTCTGAGCCGATCACTCACCAGTGAGGAATGCACAGAATGTCGTGCATAGGTCTCCACATGTCATAGTGGACCCACACCAGAGACTGCAACACTTCTGGAACTGCAGAGACTGCACGCTCAGCGGGCAACCCCCACCACCTCGCGAAGGTGGGAACTCCTTGTTGTCTGAAAGGAACAGTCCATGCTTCCGGCTGCCATCCCGGTTGTGTGAATCTCCCATTTGTCAATGTCCGCTTTCCATAGCTCGGACCATTTTATTCTTTGCGCCTTTCTTGGCACTCACCAGACCGCGATCGACATTGCTCGAGACCGGGACAGCCTATCGGGCATTGACCACTTTCTCTCGGACTCGTTTCGCGCCGCCTGGCTCCGATCGTTCCGTCCTGAGCTTGTTCCCCCCCCGAACCCTAACGGCACTTCCCCATCAACCCGGCTCATATCTCGCCACTTTTGTTTCCATTATTGGAACGAGCCATCGATCCGCGAGAAGTTCCTCGACAATTACGAATCTCAGGCCTTCTGAGCATGTCCGCCGCCTCCGATGTCATTGGGGACCGCTCTGAGCTCACCCAACAGTCGATTGTCGTCCCCGTCGTCCATGAGATAACCGGCCGAGACGTCGCCTTCCACTTCCGCATTGCTGAGGACCCTTCCATTGTCCATTACCTCGGGTCCTTCGCCTCCGTGGTAATTACCGGCCCCATCACTTTCGAGCTTTCCGCGCCGGTCACTTCGACTGTTGCCGCCAGTGCTGCCGTCGCTGTCGTCCCTGACAAGTACGCCGACTGGCCCACCACCCGTCTTGAGGTCAAGCGCCTTGAGGGGGCCATTAGTGTCAAGGACGCCATCTTGGTTCCCGCTGCTTTGGTTATCGAAGGCAACGTCCGCCAAGTGTCTACGGTCTTGTCCCATCGGACGCTCCTGGATTACCCCCCGGTCATCGTTGGTCACCTTGTTGTGGCCGGCGGCACTGCCTCCTCCGAGACCACCCTTACCGCCCACGTGCCCTTGGCCTTGTCGGGCGTCGCTCATCGGAAAACATGGTGATTGAGCTCCTTGCACCTGACGTTGACTCCCTCGTCGCCAATCTGATGCCGTGGCTGGCCCCTCGTATTCCCCGGGCTCGTCAGCTCTCCCGCTCCGGCGCCGTCCGCCGGCCGCGCTCGCCTTCGCTCTCCCCCTTTTGGGCGAATGACCCCGTTCGGTACCGCTTCTTCCAGTGCCATTTCCCATCCTTCTCACTTGTCATCAAGGAACGACCTCACATTTCCTTGGCCGAGAGTTTCCGCCCTTGCTTCCGCGAGGGATGTTACCTGATCAACTGTCGGGGCCTTAAGTTTTGGAGCGATGGTGCCTGGGTGATTCTTCGCGAGTTTGACCCTTTGGACCTGCTGGTGTCTTTTCCTCTTCGTGAGAGCTCTCTCTTCTTTCAGGTTTCTCCTTACGCTTCGTGAATTCTTTCTTTGCCACGTTCCAGAGCCTTCCTGCCGGTGTCTTTAATGCCCGGGTGGGAGTCTCCTGGTTTTGTCGACTCGATTTATTTAGTGAAATCAT